ATTGTCCTGCATGGTATCGGCCATCTTTTTAGCCGTACCACTTGAATTATCAATAGCGTCCGCGAGTTTATTAAAGTCATCGTCCGCGCTATTCATTAAGGCTAACCATCCAGACATCGCGTTCTTTCCTGCGATTGTGTTGGCATAATTAGCCTGTTCTTCCTGTGTTAGTTTCGACCATGCCTTTCTGGTGTCTTTGATGACATCTCTGAAAGGTCGCATCGTGCCATCCGCATTGTAGAACGCAACGCCTAGTTTCTGGGTCAACGTACCCAGCGCACCCAGTTTCTTACTTGATGCTCCTGCGTCCGTTGCCAGCCTGGACATAATGCTTCTCATCGCAGTACCGGCCTGAGAACCCTTTATCCCTGCGTTGGCCATTAGTCCGGTCGCTAAGGCCACATCCTCCATGGTGTAGCCATAAGAACCACCGACAGCCGCCGCATATTTGAAGGTCTCGCCCATTAACTGGACATTCGTGTTAGCGTTCGATGATGCCGCCGCCATTACATCGGCAAGTCTGCCAGCGTCCTTGGAGGCATATCCCATGGCCGTCAGAGCATCGGTGACAATATCGCTAGTCGTGCCTAGATCAGTGCCAGCCGCCGCCGCCAGATTCATAAGCCCTTCGATGCCATCTAACATGTCGCCGGTCTTCCATCCAGCCATCGCCATGTACTCCATGGCCTCTGCGCTTTCGCTTGCGCTGAATTTCGTTGTCTCGCCCATCTCACGAGCCTTATTTCTCAGGGCATCGAAATCCTCACCGACAGCTCCACTTATAGCCGCCACTTTTGACATCTCAGCGTCAAAGTCTGCCGTGGTCTTAACTGCCGCTGTTAAACCAGCCGCCGCCGCCGCACTGAAAGGTGCTAACTTCTGACCGGCTTCTTCTATCTTCTCACCGGCATTTTTGAAAGCTGTCCCGATCTTTTCAGCGTTTAGTTTGGTCTTCTTTGCAGTATCGGCAGCAGCTTTCTCAAGGTTGGTTAATTCCTTCTCGCACTGGGCGATCTGGTTCTCTAAGGACTCATATTCCTTCTGACCGATCTCGCCGTTGGCCAGCATCTTCTTGGCTTCTTCCTGAGCCTGTTTTAATGCCGACAACTTGTCCTTGGTCTTGCCGATCTGGTCTGCCAGTAACTTCTGCTTCTCACGGAGGAGGTTTGTATTTTTCGGGTCAAGTTTCAGCAGCTTCTCAACTTCTTTTAAGTTGGTCTGCGTGGTCTTGATGTCCTTATTTACTGATGTAAGTGCCTGTCGGAGTGGTTTCGGGTCTGCCCCGATCTCGACAGTGATTCCTTTTATCTTATCCGCCATTATTTTTTACCTTTAAAAGCGTCAAAGTCTTCTTGTGTTGCTAATTCTCTATACTCCAGTTTGTCGTTCTCCGCCTCCTGGATCATGTCATAGACCATACCGATGTCTAATAACTTCAAGTCAGAGACGGAGAGACCTAACTGGACGCATCGTAACTGAAAGAGCGCAGTGCTTATTCCTCGCTCGGTAGGTCTACTTTTTTTTTGCGCTGTACGATGGTCTTATTCTCTTCTATCCACATATCGATTATTTCTGAGGTCGCCATGTAGATAGATAGAGTGGAAAACTGCCGCAGCCATTCGTTTATATCCGTTATTTCCGGGTCACACGCAGCCGCGCAGATGAAGAATAAGTTTTCGATGATCTCCAGATCGACCGGCTTGTCGTTTTGAATCGAGTTAACGACATCCATCATCTCTACGATCAAGTCCAGCCCGAAAACTTGGCGATAGACGCGCAGGGTGTCCGCAGTCATTTCGACCCGAACCTCCCTGCCGTCTAAATTGATAGTTTTTTGCATGTCCCTTCCCCTTTAAAAATTAACCGTTGCTGGTGGGCTTGGTTACGCTGGAGAACCAGTTCGTGTAAGCCGTACCAGTCTGCTCCACATAACCCTTGACGATGTGGTCAGAACCCGGAACAGCACTAATGGTCATGGTCTCGGTCTGAGGCTCGATCGTCTCGTTTGTGGTCTGAGAAGCAATAGTGGGTCTCGTGGCGATGCAGTTATACAGAGCATAGCGAGTATGATCAGCGTCACCAGAGAACTCAAACAGCAGAGCGAACTCCACAGGCTGGACATTGTCGTATTCGGCTACAACGCCGTTCGTTCCGGCACTCTCACCGAAAATAGCCTGGAGGAAGGACGCAGGGAACTTAGCCATTTCCAGATCACCCTCATAACCATTGTTGCTGGAGCTCTGCCAGTAAACGCCGTTGTCAGCGTAAAATTTAGCCAGCTCGCCCTGAGGCTCCATGGAAATGGAAACAGCACCGGGAATAGCAACCGGGGTATTGTAAGGGGTAGATGTGGAAGAGGATTTGGTCGCATAGTAAACGTTATGCAGACCATATTTAACTTTGCTAGGATTAGCAGGCATTGATTTTCACCTCGTATAAGATTTCGTACACTTTCTCCGTGTCATCCCATGTTTCGGTCTTGTCCCAGAAAATCGAATTGTTATTTAAGACATCCTCTAGAACTAATTCTGAGCCGTCCTTGATTTCCTCGAACAATTTGATGTCGATGTTCAGAAACGGAGAATACACTTTGTTATCCGCCCCGAAATTCGATGAAAAAGCCGTCTTGTATGTGATACAGGGCGGCTTCACATTTTCTTCGGGTTTGAAAGCTCTATACGCCACTGGTAAGTGCGTTTCGAGCAGTACGTTATAAAGTTCGGTCAGGGTCATAGTTCTTTCTTCAGCTCCTTTAATAGGTTCTGCTCGGCTCGTTCCTCCGCAGGGCGAATATGCGGTTTTCCTTCTACTCGTCCGCCGGTGTAATAGCCGTAAATCCATTTTGCGTGGCCATACTCAAGGAGGTGGGCTAACTGGTATCTCGTAGAGTAGATGGTGTAGCGTGTCGCATCCGCGCTCGAAAATACCAGTTTTTTCCTCCAGGATTTCGCGTACTTCGTCCCCTTGAAAACTGTCGCGCCGTTCATAATATCTTTCCGGCACTCTTCGGCAGTTTTTTCGACAGCACGTTTTGAGGCCACTACGCACTGGTCTCCGTACTCCGTTAATGCTTGCATAACGGCATCTGAGAGACCATCAACGCTTACTTTCATGCCCCTGTCCTTCGTTCTAAGTACAGTTCCAGCTCGTCCGTGGTTCGTTTGAATGTGCGGTAAATGGAATAATCAATGCCGCCTAAGACCACTCCGTTTTCGATCTCTCCGCCGTAGTTGGCCTCGGTCTCTCCGTCATAGTCATATTCGAACATCGTTATCCTGTATTCAGGTCTCATGCCCTGGTTCGCACCTGAGAACCACTCCGTGCCGGTCACTGAACTAACATTACAGAACACCTCGCGTGGAACTTTAGCCGGAATCCTTTGGCCCATCGGATCGAGAAGAAACGAGTCTTTTACAAGAATAATGACATCGCTTCTGTCCATGTCACCACCTCGTATAGCCTGTAGTGGTCATAAGCTGGCCCAGTTGAGTCTCCCACGATTCCTTCAAACGCTCATAGTCATCGGGCTGGCCAAAATGCAGCCCGACATAGGTTATGATTGCCTGTAAGACCATGGGTTCGACCGAATAGGTGGTGTCTCCGTTGGATTCCGTGGTGACAATTACATCAAGTCCACGAGTCTCCAAAACAGAAATGGCCGACTTTATGAGGTCGGTCAGTTCGGTGTCAAAGGCACTTGTCTTAATTCTTCGGGCCAGTTTTGTTTTGCTTAGGATTTCGCTTAACAGTTGTTCCATCTTTACCTCCGCGCCGGGGAGTCAAGGAGGTAACCTCCCCGGCCTTTTTGCGAGATGTTTTCATTTCGGGTAGTATTTCGCAGCCCTCGATATACACATCACTTTCAATGATGTCGCCGCGCTTTACTAAACCCAGTGTCGAGTGATAAAAAGGAGACCGCGCTTTAAGTTTCATGTCTATATTGCCTCCAGTACATTCCATTGATGACGGCTTGTCCGCAGTGACCGATCTCTAAGGAAGGGTCTGCCATGATCTTGTAGCCGCACTCTCTCGCCCTCCAGCAAAAGGCAAGGTCTTCACCTAACCCCTGCATGGGCTGGAACATCGTGTTGAATTTGGCTTGCACAGACATCAAAACTTCGGTTCTCATAAGGACGCAGCCGAAACCGCACCCCTGAACTTCAAATAAGCCTGCCGGTAAGTTTTTAAACTCACTCCAGTAGGCTCGGTTTTCTTCATACCTAAGTGTCTCGAATAATACAG